CACTAGAGAACATCATTGCCATGAAGTCTAATAAGAAAGAGTGATATGTCTGAAGAAGTATCACACAAAGAAATCTATGAGAGACTTTGCAAGGTAGAAGCTAAGGTAGACAAGGTATCTAGGGACACAGAAGGAATGGTATCAGCTTTCAGAGCTGCCTCCGGAGCATTTACCGTCCTTGAGTGGATCGCTAAGATAGCTAAACCATTGCTGTGGATCGTAGCTACGGTGGCTGCTTTAGTGACCATCGCTCATAACACCAAACCATAAACAAATAAGGCCACTAGAGTTGACGCTCTAGTGGCCTTTTTCATTTACTCTTCCAATTCAACCTTCACCTTGCGAGGCTTAGGATTACTCAATCCATTGAGATATTTATAACGCTTACCCATCCTCTTAATGGCTTCATCAGCATCAAACCAGAACTCCTTACCGTTCTTCAGCTCCTCCAGTTCCTTGTCTGTCAAGAATCCTTTGTAGGCTTGGTCAAGTAGTTTGTTGATTTGTCTTGTAGCGAAGTCAGTCTGTCCTTTGACATTCGGCACAGTACCGATGGAACCATAATGAGCAGTATGAAGCATAAACTCAGCAGAGTCAGCAATATAACACTCAGGAGCCATACAAGCCAGCATACTAGCTGCTGAGTACGCAGCACCGATAACTGTAACAGATACATCACCTCTACATCCTTTCATTGCTTCGATGATCTGCCAGATAGAGTCTGTACGTCCTCCTGAGCTATTCACCAGTAGATTAACTGAATCATTCTCTCCACAAGTAGCTAGGCAATGGATCACATCACGATAGTTACTTGGCTCCCTGATGTCATCATCGATGAACACCAAGTGAGTATTCATCTGTTGAGTGATGGTTCGGATAAGACCCTTCTGCTCTGGCATCATCATCATTAGTTCTTCGATCCCTTCGTTAGCTTTAGCCATTATTCTCCATCCTCATACTTTGTTTTAGCGATGATGTAGTTCTTAACCAATGAGCTACGAACAATATCCTCGATGTGGAACTCAATCCGTACAAATTCCTTCATACGTCCTGCAATGTCAAAGAACTTTAAGATACCACTCTTATCGTCCTTCTTCTTCAAGTCAGTCTGTCGATAGTCACCACAGAAGATAATCTTAGACTTATCCCCTACTCGTGTGATAACTGTGTCCAATTCCTCAAAGGTAAGGTTCTGGGTTTCATCCACAATGATGATACTGTTAGAGAAGGTAGTCCCTCGAATGAACGAGGTAGACACAAACTCAATGTGTCCCTGCTCCACCAAGCGATCCCAAGCATCTTTACGCTTGAACAGGTCACTACAGATCTGTCGATAGGGTTGAATGTACACCTCCATCTTCTCGTCTGCATCTCCCGGCAAGAATCCCATGTCACGGCCTTGAACGCTGCTACGGATTATAGTCACCTTGTTAAAGGGGTTGTTACGATCCATAGCCTCTTCCAAGGCTTTGTACAAGGCAATGTATGTCTTGCCTGTACCCGCTACGCCATGCAATGCCATGAAGTAGTTACTAGCCTGATATGCCTCGAAGAAGTCCATCTGCTTCTCAGTCTTGGGCTTGATAACTGTCATGTCATCCAGCTTCAACTTCAAGCTGTTACTGATCTTCTCACGAGGAGTCAGTTCCTTAGCTGGAATAGCTCTTGCCATTGTCTGCTTACTTGCCATTATTATTTATCCTTATAAACTACATGAGGAACTTGGCGTACCGATGGGAATTGTTCCATGAACTCCTCCCGTGTAATGTCTTTACCGATGTGAACTTCCTCAAAGAACTGACCTTCACGAATGAAGCGTTCCTTGAGTTGTTTACATGCTGGACAGTTGTCTTTAGTGTAAACGACAGCCAGCATCAGATTTCACATCCACCAGCAGTGCAAGCCAGAGTCTGAGCACCTTCCACATTGTCGGTATTCTCCATGAACTGTTCCCAATTAATACCCTTAGGCATGATCGCTAACATTTCTTCGTAACCTTTCTCATCAAAGGACTCATAAGGAGCCTGTCGATATGTACCTCCGTCCATAGGCAGGAAGCTAACACCTGTAATCTCATCAAAGTTCTTCCAGCACCATGCACCAACTTCAGGCCACTCATGCTCCAGCACCGAGATGGTAACAGAAGGCTTATGCTCACAGTAGTGACGCTGATACACCAACCACAGTTTCAAGTGCTGGATAGCACTCAAGTCCTCACGGAGCACAGCACCTTCAGCAACCTTTACAGGGAAACTAAACACTGTTGTACTCTCTGGCTTCATCACACAAGGCTCTGAAGGGAACCCTTGAGACTTCAGGAACTCTGTAAGAGGGTCTTTGTTATCGGATCGAACACGGCGAATATAATAAGCAGAATGTTGAGGATGAATGCCACTTGCAGTACTCGTAAGTTGAGACACCGTTCCTTCAGGTTTGATAGCTGTAATAGCAACAGAACGATTAATCCCGATTGCATCAGCATAAGCAGCGTTAGTATCAATAGTAACATTCTTCAAGTTCTCCAAGATGGTAGGCAACTCAGGGTTATCAGGATTGTTCAACAAAGAGTTATCCATAATACCTGTCATGGACACACCCAACAAGCGCTCCTCTTCAGTGTTCGTTTGCCAGATCTTACGCAGATATGGGAAGTTAGTCATGGTCGATTGAAAAGTTCCCAGAATCGTTGCCATAGCAACCTTATCCCGAAGTCGATCCAAAGTATCATCACTACGAACAATAACACTGGAGAGATTACAAAATTGATAAGGACGCAGGATAATCTCAGAACAAGGGTTAGTACCCCATTCTTGCTCAAGTTTTCGTCTACCACTTTTAGCGACTTGTAACTCTGAAGCATACCGATTAAAGATTCCACGCTCTCCCGAATGACTTTCATAAATGCTACTCCACTCACGCATAAACTGACCAACATCAGGTTTCACTTCGTACACAGCACTGTTGTTAGCCAGAGCACGTTGACCGTTACCGTCCCACCAGTTACCCGCCTTGGCGTGAGCCATACGTGAGTCACCCAAGTCAGACAGAGAGATCATAGCGGAACGGCGTACACCACCCACCACCACGACTTCCCCGACTTTACATAGAATATCGTGTGCTTCAAGTGAGGTAAGTTTACGACCACAGGCTCCCTTGAACTTTGATACCACGTATTTGAACAGCTCAACCAAAGGTTCAGGCCCACTCGCTCGGCCTCCAAACGTCTTAAGTCGTGTTCCCGCAGGACGGACAGCTGAGACATCCCACTTAGGTGCTTCTCCAGCGTATAGCAAGGAGATAACCTGTCGCAATGCCTTTGCCCATCCCTCTTTGGAGTCTTTAACGACCACCACAGTGTTGCTATCATACAGCTTCTCTGGAATCTCTGGCAACTTGTTAACATACTTCTGCTCCACACTGAAACCAACACCTGTACCACACAGGAGAATGTACATAGCCTCGTCAAAGCCTTTAGGGTCATCGATGGGCAAGTAAGAGCAGTTGTAACCTGCAATGTTCTGACGCTCCAGTGCATCCCCTGCTGTCATGATGCTTCGCATAGAAGGTACAACATCAAGGTTAATCACAGCGGTCTGAAGCTTGTCACGCAACTCAGTTGTCAGAGTATAGTCGTGATTCTTCTTCAGGTGTTTCTCCATGAAATCAAAGTAACGAGCTACTGTCTCAGGCCAATGCTCTCGGCGGCCTTTATCGTCCAAGAAGCGTGCATAGCGACTCTTGGCGATATAGTGGTTGTATGGGGTCATGGTAAAACTCATTATTCAATTTCCTTTAATAGTTGTTCGTGTCTATCTTCAATGTAATCTTCAAACCTCTCGATGATGTCATCACTGTGGATGTTCAGTAACTCCAACAGTGTGACTTCATCGATACGTTTAAGTTTCTCTTTCAGCTCTTCAAAAGACAGGTTCATCATAAGCTTTAATCAACTTATCCAGATACCATCGAGCTTTCTTCAAGTCCTCAGCACCGTTCTTGTCCATGAAGCGCATCAGGTATTGCATCATCTGTACATAATCAGCCTCAAACAAAGGAGCAGTTTCCCACAAAGGAATCTGATTATATCCTTTCTTGATTTTGTCTGCTAACTTAGCTAACACATCGCGTACCTCAATACCCTCTTCCTCAAACAGCATATAGTGTTTAGGTTTCTCCACCGGATCGTGAGTGATGCCTTTATACGACACCCAGAAGTCCTCTGAGGCAACTCCATTGGTGTTCTTGAACCAATCATCAATAGCTTCCTTCAGAGGCTGTGCTGAGTGGTTATTTGGCTGCTGAGTCATATAAACTGTTCCTTTAACGTAATTAGAGTATCCGGTACAGTTGACACACGGAGCTTCACAATCCTTGTCCATCAGTGCGTAGAAGCACGAGTTACACTTGTTTTCCATACTTCCTCTCCATGTACTCAATAGACAACAGCATCTCATCGAAGCCACCGTCCTTGACATCGTTTAACATCACCAATCCTCGCCAGTGACGGTTAGAGAGTTGGTCCATGTAGTCCTCATCGTGCATGTAGTAGCTACCTGCAATGATAGCACAGATAGGCTTACCATCAGCACGCTTACCGTAGGCAATCTGCTTGCCTTGCTGGTGTCCTGCAACGCAGCTCATGTGCAGTTTGTTGACTATTGTAGAAGCAGTACCAGCGGGACGGCCAAGTGCACCGACAGGCCAATAATGATTAAAGCCCACTCCGTGAATGAATACAGGGTGTAGGAATCCATGAACCTCCCAGTCTTTATCATAGTCCAGATCTTTGACACTAATCAATCCTTCCAAGGTAGGGTTATTGTTAACAGCACGGTTGATACGGTTCTCGTGGTTGCCTAGTGTTAGCACTAGACGAGGCTTGTATACCTTGTGCTTGGATTCTTTCTGAGTCTTCTGCAAGTCACGCAGAGGCTGTAGGAGCTTCTTCATCGCCTCCTTAACCACCTCTACATCTTTCTTGTAACGAAGACCTTCAAAGTACTTAGACCCTTTGACATCATGGGTGGACAGTGATGGCATGTCTGCAAAGTCCCCAATGTTTATTACAACATCAGGTCGATAATCACAGATGGCCTTACCTGCCCACTCAAGATGATCCAGAGGCACTCCTTCTTTGACTTGGCAGTCAGGAATGACAAGGATCTTCATGTTTACCAGTCTCCCAAGTCATCGTTACCGATTTCTTTACCGTCTTCGTCATCGCAGAAGTAAGCGCCTGTCCAAGGATCGAGA